TTCCCAATGTTGTACATTGAAGAGCGGAGGGAGCGGAGGGAGAGAAAAAAATTTTTAGAAAATTTTAGTGGAAGTTGCTAACTGGGCGCGTCACCTGGCCGTTCAATCAGTTCGTTAAAATTATTATCAATCTCCAGGCCTCCCCCCACTAATGCCCATTTCTCAATCTTGTGAATTCTTTCATGATCTACAAAACATTTAAAAATCCATTGTAAATTTCCTGTAGATCACATACAATAAAATTATAAACAATAAATCACTCCAGGAGCCTCTTATGCCCCGTAAACCTAAACCAACTAAGAAAGGCAAACCACCTTATGAGCGCTAATGCTTTACGTGAAAGCCTTTATGGTTTTGAAGTACGCGAACCAGATCAGCGGCGTGTAGATGAGCGCAAAGCCCCCGACATTAAACAGATGTGGGCACGCTCATTTGAAATCATAGGTATGGCCGCCACTGGAATGAAAAATACTGAGATTGCTAAGCTCCTTAACATCACTCCTCAGACTGTCTCTAACACGATTAACTCCGAACTCGGTATGAAGCGTATGTCTGAACTCCGAGGTGAACGTGATTCTAAATATGGGGAAGTCTCTGAACGTATTTCTTTCCTCACTCAGCGTGCACTTGATGTTTATGAAGAAGTCCTCGCTGCAGAAAAAGATGACCCTGAGATTAACCTTACTACTCGCCTTAAGGTCTCTGATACAGTAATGCTTGAACTCTCCGGCCATCGTGCAGCGCAGAAAGTCCACTCTGTTAATACCTCTGCTACCCTCGATGAAATATCGGAGTTTAAAAAGCGGGGTATTAAAGCTGCACAAGAATCTGGAATGCTTGTCGTTCTTTCTAAAAAAGACGATGGTACTTATGAAACTACTGAGGTTAAGCCAGCCTAATGCCACTCCAACCTAAACAAAGTAAGTTTACTAGAATGATTGCCCTGCTAATTCTCTTTGCTTATGAACAGGGCTATGAACTTACCTTCGGAGATGCATTTGCTACTATTGGCCATATTGAAGATTCTTTCCACTATAAACGCCTCGCTATTGACCTTAACCTCTTCAAGGATGGCACTTACTTAACCTCTACTTCTGATCATCTCCCTCTTGGTTTATTCTGGGAATCTATTGGAGGTTCCTGGGGTGGGCGCTTTAATGACGGCAACCACTATTCATTCGGTGAAGACCGTTAAATAAATTAACAATCTGGGGCCTCACATGAGTTCAATACTTGAAACTATTAAAGGAAAAAAGACCTACATTCTAACTTTTCTCAGTGCTATCTATGCCGCCTCAATTGGGCTTGATTTACTACCTAGTGTTGAATGGGTCTGGTTGCTCTTAGGGTCTGGCACTGCTGCTACCATTCGGAATGGGCTACCTAAGTGAAATCTTGGATTATTCTTATCAAAGCATTCGATTGGCTTCTTAATTCCTTACTTTACTTTATTGAATCTCATCGTCTGCATCAATCATTAATCAAACGAGAATCTCAACTTCATGAATCTCAAAAAAACCCTGCTTCTGCTATCGCTTCTCACTTTAATGGGGTGCTCCAGCAAATGCCCTCCAGTACCACTCCAGCCACCAAAGCCCCGACTAATAGCATGGAGCAATGACTTTGGTGGAGTTTGCTATGATAAGGAAAATACAAGGTACCTTCTTAATTATATTCATGGGCTAGAGGCCTGCTATGACCGATAAAAAACTCTCAGTTATCATCTCCAATCGCAATGATGTCTCGATGCTGGTCGTTACCATCCGCTCGTGTATTGAAGAACTACGCCCACTTGGGCTTGAAAATTGTGAAATTGTCATAGTCGACAACTCCGATCCACAGATTTACGCCCTCATATCTTCGGCACTTCCTACTGGTTACATCAAAGACGGTCTTCTCAAAGTCTTCCGTCAAGACTTTCCTTGCATCTTCACAGCACGTGAACTAGCAGCCGAAAAAGCCTCTGGTCAGTATATCCTCTGCGTTGATTCTCATATGCTAATTGGCCGTGACTGTTTCCTTGATCTAGTCACTTTCATGGATGCACACCAAGATGATCCCACTCTTGGCTTTGCTCATGCGCCAATCTCTTGGGCCCATCAGCATGAACGTCATGCTCGGCATGATCGAGATATGTCCGTCAGTGAACTTGGTAACTGGGGTGCCGCCTATAAATTCCCACAGACTATCACTTGGAAAGGGATGCCTTGGATCTGCCGGCGTGACTGGTTCTTATCCCGTGAGCAGGGTATCAATGGCTATGGTGCCCTTTCTCAGCATCGTCTCTCTTGGGGTGGCGGTGACCTTCATATAGGCCTCAAGCCATGGCTCCTTGGCTATCGTAACTGGGCTGTGCCCACTCGAGCATGTATTCATATAGGGCCATTTCCTAAAATTGATATAGATGACACTAACCATAACATTGTTAAAGCTGATGTTATAGCCCGTGATAAATACCGTGTATGGGCTATTTCTGGTAACGGTCCACATGCTATTGGTTTCTTAGTCTCTTGCTATATACTTGGTGGTGAGCCTATGATGAAACGAAATGAGTCAGCTATCACTCGCCGCTTTGGACGCTTCATTGATGTCCGTAAAGAATGGAAATCTGCTAAGGAATTTGGTCAAGAAGAAAAAGACTGGCTTGATGCCAATAAAAAGCTTTCATTTGAACAATTACTCCTTACTCGCCCTTGGGATGAATGCCCTAGAAATGCCTCTCATGGATGCACTCCAGGGTCAAGATAAAGACCATTAATAAATTTAACAATCTATGAAACTTTCACTAATCATATCAGAGCGAAATGACCCTATTGGAACACTGGTCACAGTATGCTCGGCTTTAGAAGAACTTACTAAAGTTCCTTACCTCTGTGAAATTATCATAGTCGACAACTCTGACAATAAACAATCTATTAATACACTTAGAAAATTAATCTCTCCTGAGTATATTAAAAGTGGTCAGATTAAACTTCTTTATCAAGACCATTCTTGTATCTTCACAGCCAGAGAATTTGGCGTAGAAAACTCTTCAGGTGATTATCTTCTCTTTGTTGACTCTCATTGTATATTTGGTAGAGACGCTATCTCTAACATGGTTTCTTTTGCTGAGTCTACTCCTAACCTAGGTTTTCTATACGGATTAATGAACTACTCTAAAAACCATGAAGTAGATTCCTTCTGTGACCGTGATATAGAATCTTTTATTGGTATTAGGATAAGTCAATACCTTGATCGCCCCGAACCTTTTAAAATCCCCTTTCGCGGTATGCCTTTTTTATGCTCCAAAGAGCTATTTAATTCTATTAAAGGCTACTATACTCTTTCTAGACATAGGCTTTCTTGGGGTGGCGGTGACTTCTTACTCGGTCTTAAAGCGGCAATACTTGGTTATGATAATTGGTCTTTGCCTTCTTCTACAGTCATTCATCTTGGCCCATTTAAAGACGATAAGTATTTCCTTAGATCTTACATCCATAAATCAAGTAACATCTACCCTCGGCGCTTTGGAATGATTATTGCAGCTTATATAATAGGCGGTATAGATCTTGTTTGGAAAAGGTTTAATCAAATATCTTCTCGTATAGGTGCTGGATCACTTAACAGTCGTACTATTCAGCAATCTATATACTTTGCAGAAGAAGAACATCGCTGGCTGATGTCATTAGCTAAAAAGTCCTATCTTGACATAGTTAATGAGTTTAAACACTTACAATATACCTTCCCGACTGAGATAAAAACTTATCAATTATCAAAATTATCTAGTCCACATAAACCTTTTCAAGGTTCTCTACTTCCGCCTATCCAGCAATATAAAAATGACTGGCGCTCCCGTATCCGTATAGCACAGATCGTTAATAAAAATAACAATCTTATTGAGGCATCAAGATGAAAAAGCTTACTTCTTTCCTGCTTACATTGTTATCAGTGCTACTAATCACTGCGTCTACTCAAGCTGGATTTACCGAAGATATTATTGTCACTTCACCTGATGGTATCTGGACCGACTCTAGAGCTTATAGCACTCTAGCTGATACAGTCTCAGCAATCGGTGCTGATGAACGAACTTTAATCATTGCTGGCTCCCAGGTATCTGGCACTCTAACAATCCCATCTAATATCACTCTTGACTTTAAACGTGGGGGATCAATAGCTAACACTGGTCTTCTTACACTTAACACTAAGAACATTACCGCTGCTGATAAACAGATCTTTACTGGCTCTGGTGATATAGACTTTATGCCCGGTACAGTTGTCCGCTCTGCTTGGTTTTCAAGCCTCTATCAAGCATTTATTCAAACCTCTAACGATGAAGTAACTTTACTTATCTCCGGCGGCCATCAGACTATTGATCAGTCAGTTGCAGTTGGTGATAATATCACCCTTAAGTTCGACTCTCCTCGTAATCGTATTATAGCAGCAGCTGGTGTTGAACTATCTAACATTGGCAAGATTGAAGCTGGCCCTTATCAACTCTTTGCTGGTGCAGGTGATTTTGATTTTCTTAGTGGTACTGAACTTCGTCTCTCTTGGTTTAATCGTCTTAGATCAGCTACTGCCTGGATCGAGTCAGAAGAAATAACCTTACTCATTGATAAGCCTGAAACACTTGACTATGATACAACTATCTCATCTAATACCTATCTCCAATATAACCAAGGATGTATTACAACAGTTCTATCTGGTGTAATTTATACTATAAATTCCTATCCAATTGCTGGTAGTTATCAAATATTCACTGGTGCGGGTACAATAACTGGCACATTTGGTAGTGGAGATATTATCTGTGACTGGTGGGATGATCTAGCAAGTGCAGTGGCATCTATTGGTTCATCTGAGAAGACACTAAAGATTATTTCTGAAGAGCTAATTGCTGATGGCGTTACAGTAACAATACCATCTACAATTCATTTAAAATATGTATTTCCAGGTATAATCAACGGTACGGCAGGCGGCGGTACGGAAACACTCACCATAAACGGCAGCGTAGATGCAGGATTGTACCAGATATTTGGTTCTGATTTGACTGTTGATGGTAATCCTAAAATTACATCGTCAGCACACCCCGAGTGGTTCGGAGGAGCAGGAGACAGCACCACAGATTCTGCTAGTGCTGTTAATGCTTCCCTGGCTATCCAGTCTAGTGCAATAAATGCTGGAAATTATTTAATTAAAACTACAATAAGTCCACCGTCCGAACGTACGCTTTTAGGCCTAGGCAAAGAGTCAACCATTTTATCCCACGGCGATACTGGACACGGAAACGCAACTGTAAATATCGACGGAGTTTCGGATGTAACAGTAGATAATATAAATATAGACTCGACGGCGGTAACCGCTGTATCTGTTTTTGGTGTACGGATTGACGACTCAAACAGCACAGCAATAAGAAATACATTTTTTTCCGACGCCGCTGTTAGTTCGTATCCTGTGTTGCTTTTAGGCGACACGAATAAGACATCAATAATAAATAACATAATAAAGACAAGCTCATGGGGTATACTATCAAAACCGTCAGTCGAGGCGTCTCCAGGGACTATAACTGATACACTAATTTCTGGTAATATTATCTACGGTAACGAAGATGCGGCGTCTCCAAATGACGCAAAAGTCGGTATATCAATAGATGGAGACAATGATCGAATTATTTTACTAGGTAATATTGTTAGGGATATACAACGCACCGCGCAGGGCACCGATGGATTCGGAATTGCTTTCGCTGGCGAAAGTAACGGAGTAAACGGTGCTTCTAATTTAGAAGGTATTGTTAACATCGGATTTTTAATGTCAGATATCAAGGGGGCAGGGCTGCATCAAGAAGACGGTAACAATTACATAACACATTTAGGGGGATTCATCTCAGATATAGATGGCAACGGGGTTGAAGTGCTGACGGGGGATACGCCTGTTGGAACAACTATATCACATGTAAATGTGTTAAGAACAACAGAAAAAGGGATAAATGTCGGTTCTATTGGTGGGTCTGATAGCACTAGAGTTATATTCTCGTCAGTCGACAGCCACGGATCTGACAACGCAACCGATGCAGGTATCAATGTCGGTCTCTCCGGAACATTAAACCCCCTCGTGATAGGCAACATTGTTAAAGATGGAACAGGTTCTGGCATCAACGTACCGTCAGTAAATAGCGGGGTAATATCGTATAATATAGTATCTGGTAATAGTGGGTATGGTTTGCTCGGTAATAGTAACTCCGGCACAATCTTAGTTGAGTCTAACAATAAATTGTCAGATAATGATCTAGGGGCGCTGTCAACGTCAGCAGGTCATAACTTTGTGGGCGATAATTCTGTTGTATCTAATACTATTATAGCCAATGTTGCATCGTCTGAAGTTTTGTTTACCGCACAACGAGACGGCTATGTAACAGCGGTACGTCGTACCTATCAAACGGATGGTGCTGGAGTCGGGGGGAGCTTAGTTGATATCGGGATATCGGGAGGATCAGAAATAAAGTCCAATGTATCAATATCAAGCAATGGTGTACAGTACGCCACAACCCAGACGCTTATCGCACCAGCGGCTTTTTCTGCTGGAGATGTAATCACAGTAGTAAATTCTGTAAATACTGCCGACGATGCGACGGAAGCGAAAATTCAAGTTGAGTGGTTTTATTATTTTTAAAAGGCTTGTATTTATGGAAAACGACTCATTAGACTCACTGTGCAGATTTGGTATAAGGTAGTTGGACCGTAGAGAACAATAGGCGCATTATAACAGATCATTAATTAAATTAACAATCTTATGGATTCTGAACTTCAACAAATACATGCTCTTTGTTCTGTCTCTACACAGATGACAGCAAAGACCTTTTTTCCTGAGCGCTTCACTCTGCCGTTTGCAGAAGAAGTCCATGGGAAGATCTTCGACCTTATCGACGGTCCATATAACAAAGTAGCTATTGCCGCTCCTCGTGGATGGGGCAAGACGTCAGTTGTTGCACTGGCGTTCATGGCTAGATATATCCTCTATCGACATACTGGCTTTGTGTGCTATATCAATAAGTCTCATGATGCAGCTTCATTACAGACAGAAAATCTTCGACGAGAGCTAGTGACTAACAAAGCCATTAAACAATTCTTTGGACCAGTTCGATCTAAATCTGCTGAAGGCTCTGAGTTCGAGGAAGTATTCTCTAAGAAAGCTTGGGTTGCTTATGATACCCTAGTCTGGCCTCGTGGCGCTGGTCAGCAGGTCCGAGGTGTATTGTTCAAGAATGATCGCCCTGGGCTTATTATCATTGATGATCTTGAAGATCCTGAAAAGATTGAAAATGACGAGATTCGTAAAGCGTGGCGGAAGTGGCTATACGCTGATGTAATTAAAGCAGTTCCGCGAATTCATAGAGATTGGAAAATCGTCTATATTGACACTCTTAAGCATGAAGATAGTTTACTTCAGCACTTGCTTAATTCACCTGAATGGAAGTCTGTTCGTCTTGAAGCATGTGATGATGACTTTAAATCTTCCGCTCCTGATTTCATGTCTAATGATGATATAGCTGGTGAATGGCAGGAACACATGGATGCTGGTCAAACAGATGTATTCTTTCGTGAGCTGCGAAATCTCCCTATCTCGACTAAAGATGCAGCATTTCGTAAAGAATACTTTCGTTACTATAATCGCCCAATAGAAGTAATTGGCTCTAATGAAACCGATTTAAAACTAACTGACGTTGATATTCAACAAGATAGAAACATTGAAACTGTAGTTATTCTTGACCCTGCTAAAACTGTCAAGATTCATTCTGCTGAATCAGCGATCATAGGCATTGGTATTGACCTTAACTCTGCAAAGGTTTTTATTAGAGATATCATTTCAGAAAAGATGTACCCCGATGAGATCTATGATGCACTCTTTGGTATGGGGACTAGACTCGGCGCCAAGGTCCTAGGCATTGAGGAGACTTCCCTTAATGAATTTATAAAGCAGCCTATCAAAAATGAAATGTTTAGGCGTGGTTCCTTCTTCGAACTTATTTGGCTTAAAACTCGTGGTGGGATGAAGAAAGAACTTCGTATAAAAGAACTAGTCCCCTATTATCGAGGTGGCTATATCTATCACAATGCATCCTGTGCAACCATCACTAAGCTTGAGCAACAGTTAATGATGTTCCCTAGGTCAGCCCTCTGGGATATAATGGATGCAGAGGCTTATCTAATTGAAATGCTTGAATTAGGCGAACGTTATTTTTCCCCTAAGGATAATCCAGATGATATTGAGGCTGAGTATAAAGAACTTGATTATGAAAAAGAAGTCAGCAATTGGAGATATGCCTAATGAACTTAACTGAAGCTATTCTTGGTGGAGTGATTATATCTATTATCTCATTACTGGTTGGTAAGTTTGTTGGTGGCCAAGATAAAGTCACTACTAAACAATGTAATGCGAATAAAGAAAGCTGTAATAAACTAATGCACGAAAAACTTGAAAATATTCTTAAAGAAGTAAAAAACTTAAAAGAGATAGTTAATAGTAAAATACTAGGTATTTAATATATCGTTAATAAAATTAACAATCTATGGTGGCTATAATGATTATAAATCAATCTATTGACAGAACACCTTTTTATTATGAAAAAGCTATAATTACATCTAGTGAAGTGTCTCGCCTTAATCAATCCTATCGTGAAGATTCAAATGCAATATTTATTACTGTTGAAGATGAGTCTATTAGATATCGTATTGAAGGTGGTGATCCAGACAGTGATGACGGACATTTAGTGCTTGCAGGTAATAATATCTATATTGCTGATCAAAAATCCATTCGTAACTTACGTATGATTTCTATTGGCGGAGATGCAACTGTGATAATAACTTATTATAGGTAATCAAATGAAAAGACTATTTAAAATATTAACAATCTTTTTACTTCTATATAGTCCATCTCTATCCTTTGCCGATCCTAGATCTGGCCCAATAGGTGGGAGTGGTGGGAGTGGTGGGGCAGGTACAGTAACAACGGCGAATGTAACCGCTGCTGGTGCTTTAATGGATTCCGAAGTAACAAGCATTTCCGGGGTGAAAACTTTAACCGTTCCAGATAATACAACAATCAGCGCATTTGGAGCATCACTAATTGATGACGCAAACGCCACCCTTGCGCAGCAGAACCTGTCTCTCGAACCAGGGGTTGATGTGCAAGCATACAACGCTAATACCATGTTTGGGCCGGGGACATCAGACGATGGTGGCTTGGTTGTATTTGACGGTACGGACGGCGTGACAACAAAGCAAGCGACGGGCGTTGTGGAAACAAAAAGCTTTAAGGCGGCAGGTTCCGCGACAGCTTCCGGGTATTTTGTAATGCACGAAGACCAGAGCTACGGTACTGATTGGATCTCTATGAAAGCCCCGGCAGACATAACAACATCGTACTACTGGTACCCACCGCTTGCTCAATGTGCAAACGGGGAGGTATGGGTCAATGACGGTGCGGGACAGATGGAGTGTGGATCGGCTACAGGAGACGTGCTTGCCGATGACAATGAGACCATCACCGGCAATTGGACGTTCACAGGGACTCTCACTATTCCACGCATAAAAATAGAGACCAATTTATTTACTGGTGATGACAATGTTACGGCAGCCCAATGCACAGGAGCAACCAACTATGTCTCGAATAACGCTACACTATCGCTCCCGTCTGTTTTCGATGGCGCAAGCTGTTCTTTTCTTGCTGTCGGTAGCGTCACAATTATTATCGACCCGGACGTAGCAGACAAAATCTGGCTGGACGGTGTTGCGGGAGCTGATGGAGCGTACATTACCAATACTGGCACTGCCGGAGATATAGCAGTCGGGACATATTATTCAGGCGACGGGTGGTACTTTTCAACAAACGGGTGGACAAGCGAATGAAAAAACTGATTTGGATACTACTACTGTTGCTGGTGCCGTCTCTTTGCTTCGCATGGTCTCCACAGCAAATGCACCTGCAAGTTATCGCGCAGAAAAACGCATCAACTGGCCCGACTAACTACCTTAATGATGCAGCGATAGTCGCAGCTTATTACATGAACGGTAACAACGATGGCGAGTTAGACAGGAGTGGAAACGGGGAAAATTTGACCGAAGGAGGGTCGGTCACAGGTACCGGGGTAAATATCCCATCGGGATATTCGGGCAGTGCTCGCTGGTTTCAGCTTGCTGATGAAGCAGACTATCTTTATCACGCCGACGGCGGATCAACAGATTTGTCAGGGGCTGATCAGGAGATTACTATTGTATCCTGGATTAGATTATCGTCACTAAGCACAGATCAGTCTGTAGTCGATAAATATAATACTGTTGTTAATGGAAGACAATATCAATTTAGATTTCAATCCAGCACAGACGATATGTATTGTGGATTATCGTCCGATGGCGCTACGTTTTCGTTTGCCGACTCAGAATCAAACTTATCCAACTTAACTTTTTATCATGTGGCCTGTGTTTATGACGACTCTACCATAACAATGTATATTGATGGGGAAGTATCGGGAACACCAACTAACTATACCAGCGGTATATTTAATGGTAATGCACAATTTCAGATAGGCAAATCTAATATCTCTGGGAGTGAGCGTTGGTTTAGTGGGATTATTGATGAAACGGCAGTATTTTCACGCGCATTATCTCAGGCTGAAATTCAAGGTATAATGAATTATGGCATCGATGGGATAAAAGGAGCCAACGATTAATGTTTTTTAGAATCCTTCTCATGTTATTGTTTATAAGCTCATCGGCGAATGCAGCAACGTATAGCTATTACTTTGCCTCATCGGGAACAGATACCCCTGTGACGGGTGGGTGTGATGATAGCGGTGATCCGTGTTCAACATTAGCTCACTTAAACACGCTAATAGATGCTCTGTCAGTAAATGATGAGGTATATGCTTATTTTAACCGGGGCGATACATGGTTATATGATACAGACGCTGTGGGGGCTACTGCGGTTCTTGGAATAACAGTTACGTCTTCCAATCCTATTGTTCACTTTGGGGCGTATGGGACTGGCAACAGGCCAATATTTGACGGCGGTGTTACTGATTTTTCTTCTGTTCCTGTTCATTCAGCAAGTCCTGGACCTGCGGCATATAATAGAATTTTTCATATAGAGCGTGATAATTGTACGTTTTTTAATCTTGAGATCCAAAACTTTTATGGAAATGGTATTTTTCTAAAAGACACTGATGGGGTCGATGTAACCTTCTGTGACATACATGGAATAGGAAATTCAGCGATTGCCGGAAATGCAAGCTCTACTAGAACAAATTCCGAAATTGCATATAATACAATTCACACAGGAGGTCAGCTTGAATTGTATGCTAAATCAGGAACTCTCGAATGGACTGGGTCTATAGTAAACAGGACATCTTCAGGAAGTGGGCATTCCTCTGGCCACCATATACATCATAATTTAATCTACAATATACAGGGTGAAGGTATCATAACTCAATCAGAGGATGGGTATAACCCTACTATTGTTGAATTTAATGTAATCGGGGATACTTGTTCAACTGCTATAGTTAATGAGCCAACTAATGTAGACTTTGGTACATCTATAGTACGTTATAATATAGTCACCCACAGCGATTACGCAACAAGTGACTACTCTTTATGTGATTGTGCTACTTGCGGTGACGGCAGACCGGTAGGCACCAGATGGTATGATGACACAGTTGGTGGGGATAACTCAAGTGGGGTTATGGAGATTTATGGAAATGTATTTATAAATCTGTGGTATGGTATAAGGTTTTTTAATCCTGAGGATACTGGCAATACTATGTCTTCAGTTAAAATATATAATAATACTGTTATAGATTCACACGTTGCCAATTATACTTTTAATCATCCTGATGATGCTGGAACTGGTTATTTTTATAATAATGCCTCTGTTTTATATGACCAGGCAGGAAGCACTCACATAAGCGATAGTGGTGTTTTCCCTAATGCCCACTGGAACATAGGTCATAACGCTTTTTGGACAACTGGCGGGAGTCCTTCTGTCGACGTGAACTGGCAGACTAATTATGTAACTGGAGACCCTCTTCTCGATGGCGAAGAGGTATCCGACATAGATTGGGACGGTTTGACTGGGTCGTATTACACAGCGGTAAATGCCTCCGATGTTTATTCCTCTGATCCAGCATCGTCATTAGATGGAACCGGATTTAATCATGGCTTTGACGATACGCAGCTTACAGCAGACCACGATTTCGCCAGTGGGGAAAATAGCTTGGGTGAAAACACTGCCCCAAAATGGATTGGCGCTATAATTACAGCGTCTAGCGGGAGTGAGCCAGCAGGAGGGCCTACAGTCAATACAAATTTCGGTTTACCAGGAATAACCCTATTCGGCTCTAGCGGCTCTACAGGGTTTTAATCAATCAGATCATTAATAAATTTAACAAACTTAAATGGCAATTAAATCAATAACTATAGGTAGTCATAAAAATGTTATCAACTATGATAATGCTGACTTTGATAAGTCTATGACTGTTGAAGATCCAATTAGCTGTTCTGGCACACCAGTTGATCCAAATGACTTAATTAAACTTATTACTATAGATACTATTTTATTAGCATATTTTCTTCTTAATGGGCGCTCAGGTGGGCAAGTCGCCTATGGCGGCACTGATGCTGGAGATGATCTAGAACTTCATTCAACTTCCCATGCTACTAAGGGATCCATTAATTTAGGAGACATTGCAATTATAAATGAAGATGGTTTAGTATTACCTAAAACCGCTGGAAAAGGTATTAAAGTAGAGCCTAGTGCCCCTACTTTTGGATTTCGTGATCTTTTAGGTGAGATTAAGATTTTATCCCCAGGGGCAAATGACCCTACATTGACTGTCTTTAGGGATTCACTTAGGGCTTTTTCATTTAGTAATGCTATAACTAATGAGGTATTCTTTCACTTTCATATACCCCATGACTATGTTCCAGGTAGTGATATATTTATTCATACTCATTGGTCACAAAATATAGTTGATACAGGAGGTCCTGCTGGAGTCCCTGGCGATGTTAAGTGGCAGTTTGAAATCTCTTATGCAAAGGGGCATAATCAAGCTGCATTTCCTGCATCTTTCATAACGTCAGTTATAGCTACAGCTAGTTCAACACAATATCAGCATATAATTTCTGAGGTACAACTTTCGTCATTAGCCCCTTCTGCAACAGAAATAGACTCTAGTATTATTGAACCTGATGGGTTGATAATGGTTAGAGGGTTTCGAGATCCGACTGATGCTGCAGATACATTAGATCAAGTACCTTTTTTGCATTATATA